TACTTCCCCAAGTAACGATCTGCTTAGTTGTATAGTCTTGTATTGTGATTGCCAGAATCTCTTCGACGCACGATTCCACATCTGGGAAACCTTGCTCAGACGCAACTTCAATATCCAGAGTAACAAGTTTAACTTTAGAAATGTCAAACTTGATTTCATCCTCTGGGTATTTCTCTGAAATATACTGGTAAATATACCTGTCATTCCCATATATCTCAAAGTTCTCAATATCCTCATACTTCTTATAGAAGTCACGACAATCTCTGACTGTACCTGGATGAATTGCTTCAACTGCTTCTCCATTCAACGTTTTATATTTAGTCTTCTTTTTAGACTTAACAAACAAGGTAGGGAAAAATTCATCCCTATGCTCATACCTTCTTCCATTCTCAACTCCACGAACCAGAAACTGATTCCCGATCAATTGAACATTAGTGTAGAACTTCATTTAAGGAGGTTTTGGTATTTCTCAAGTAGTGTGGGTTTAGGATCGACAAGAGTTAAGATCTTATCAGATGATAACATAAATTCATTTTGAGTGGTAGCCTCAACTAACCAAGGAGTTAGAGTATCATTATCTCCAATAACCATTGGTTCAATTAATTTACAGTCAGGTTCACCTGGAACTGCTGCTGGCATTTCCTCAATCTGTGAGACCAACTTTAGATTGTTTGTCAGAACTATCAGTTGTATCGGTTTTTCCATTTTCTTTTAATACCTGTTTTTTGTACATGTCCAGAACTTTATCTATTGGTGAGAACATAGTTACCACCCATTCTGTAGAAAGTGGAACTTGTTTTTCTTTTGCCAAAGGAGCCCAAGGATGCATCCTAATTCTCACCTCTGATGTTCCTTCAGGATTTGGTTCATCCTCTTCTGCAGTTAAAGGAGCAGCACTCATCAATTTAACAACACAAGGTTTAGTAAGTATATAACCCATAACTTGATTGTCAGAGGTCATCATCTCCTTTATATCAGCAATTACATCTTCTCCAGATTTTAGAACCAAAATTTTAATGGTCATAGTTAAATCATACCTCGTTAAATTATAACAACAAAAAAAGAATTAGTCAATAGTGATCCTCCAGTCCCTCAACTGGTTCAACTTTCCAATCTTTACCATAATATTTCTCTAACATATTGAGATGTGGAGCACGAGCAATCTGCTCTTCTGTTGGTGGATTGGACTTGGGTGGTTCTGGTGGAAACAACTCTGTCTGTATACCATCTGGTTCCCAAAACCATTCTTCTGGATCCTCTCCTTTCATATGAGTAAACCCATAAAAAGAACCATCATCTCTCACGTATAAGAAATGATGGTCATGTGGATTGAGTAACCACATCTGACGTATTTTGTCTGTGGTTTTATACCCAATCTCTTCCTTTGTAAGTTTTTTAAAGCCAGTCTTTTCTTGCATAGTGTTCAGGAACAATCTTACTAACAGTAATAGTTAGTAGACCATCCTCGAACTCAACTGACTTAACTTCTGTATCGTCTGTTATAGTCCAAGATCTACTAAAGGATCTTTGTGCTAATCCTTGATGGGTATAGTTAGACTTTTCAGTAGTCTCTTCTTTACCACCCTCAACCATAAGTTTTCCATGTTCAGTATAAACCTTAATGTCTTTCTTTTTGAAACCAGCAAGAGCAACCTCAAGCCTTGTTTCTACATTGTTTACCTGAACGATATTATAAGGGGGATAGTTTGTCTGTGCAGGGACATTAAAAAATCGATCCAGAAACTCTTCTGTACCGATACTGTTTCTCGTGATGCGTTCCATTAATTCAGGAAGGTCAGCAGCACGATATCTTGCTAGATTACCCATGATAGTAGCTCCTTTACTAAGCGAGTTTGTGATTTGTGAACCCTTTCGGCGTTCATCTATATTTATAGCACAGACCATAAAAAAAGGGGATGTTGAATCCCCTACATTTTTATTCGGTTTCCTGCGGTTTGGTCTTTTTACCTATATTATATTTCTGTTCTAGTATCCAATCTCCTTTGTCTTTGTATGCAAGAACCTTAATTTGATTAAGAGGTGCTATGTCAGCAACATCAGTTTCCTTTACTATAGATATGAGACCCCAATCAGCAAGGAGACGAGCAATACGATTCCGACGCTGAACATCGTTAGAAGTAAGGTTAGCGTGTTTTCCATCAAGGGCAAATAACTCCTTGAAATGAACTATAAAATATCTTCCCTGCTTATGAAGAATGTGGCAGGACTGATATAATTTCTTTTCTTTTCTACTTGCTACACCAATTCTTGTTAAGGTTTCTCTAACCTTAAGAAAATCATCTGGTTCATTTAGCATGACCTCTACCATGCTATCCTGCGTCCATTCCACAATGGGCTCAGCTGTTGCAGTCATCTCATTCCTCCAGTATCAAGTCGTTGTTTAATAAATTTAATTTGTTCGGGGGTTAATATCTTCAAAGCATTTGCTGCCTTTTCGTTACTATAACCATAGTATTGTTTGATGATTTCGAGGTCTGTGACTTTATCCTTTCGGAGCCAGGGACTAAATCTTTTCTTTTTTCTCAAAGTATTTAGATAAAATGAATATTGCATGTCTTTATCAAGAAACGAATATTTATTCATCTCATTCACAAACATAATACAATCAAGATTACCAGATAAACAACGATTAATAATGTATGGAGCATATCCTTTTATAACATCAGGATCTTCCTCTACCAAATTCTCCTTGGTAAAGTTTATAGAATTTAACCAGTCTTTAAGTTCAGTCATTTCGGTAGTTTCCTATTGAAGTTCCAGTATCCAAATGATTGCCAACTATAGTATATCCCACATAAGAATTTTTGCACAAAATATTCTAAAAAAAGTATTGAAAGAATAATATACTTTTCAATCATCTTATAATTTGAATGTCATCATCTTCTGTCCAGAGTTCGACTTTAGATCTAAAGCGATTATCTCTGTGAAGATTTTCATATCTCTTGGTTGCTTTTCTCTTCCACCAAGAAATAATATTATCCAGATGAAACTTATCCCAATTAGGACCACGAACCAATTTGTCATCTTTACCAAGAAGAACCTCCCTTATATTAGCATATCCATAATCAGATGTATATGCTCTCTTTCTCTGTGTAAGAGTGAAAGCATTACTAATAACATCATTAAACTCTTTTAACTTCTCCTTATCCTTTAAACTATTTCTAATAATAGAAATCATCTTTGTCTGTCTTTTTAACTTTTTAGAAGATGCTCTATTATCAGTAAGAGGTGTATTATTATTTAATAGGGTAAACCTATCATGAAGTCGATGGAATGCCTCGTTATGGAGCAGGGGAAGGAACTTACTATCCGTTAAACCTTTATACCTTATGAACGGTTTAAGACCGTCATACTGGGATGCAGAGGTTGTAGAACCATACAGTGAAGTAGTCTCAAATAATGCTATATCTTTCTCAAATACTTTACTTACTTCTTCTCTTGCAAAATGAGATACACACATCAATGCAAGTAACTTACCTCCAAGATAATTATATCCAAATGGTTGAGATGGAACAATAGCAAATCCCATACAAGTATGACGGTTTAATAAAGATAGATTTGCTGGTTCTCCTAACCATTGATTACGTGGTTTAGAGTTGATAGTAGGAGAACCAAAACGAATAAACCCTACTATCTTCTGACTATTCTTTTCATATACTATCCAACGCAATTCCCTACCAGGAATATTCATCTCAATAATTGCAGATGAAGTTGCAGTTAAAAGTTCATGAAAATATGCTTGAGGTACTGATTGTTGAAATCTATCTCCAACAAACTTAACCTCAAAATCCATCTCATCTGGAGGAATATCTTCATTAAAGAATTCATCCTTTAGAGAGAATAATGAAAGTCCTTTTTGTTTAACTGCTGCTTCTTTGGTAAGACGAATGTAATCTTCAATAGTTTTAAATCGTCCAAAGTAATCAATAAATTGATCAGCAGCCCATACGGCATCTGATTCAGAAATTTGCATTATGAAGGTAGACGAATGTTTTTTGCTAATCCAAGTCGTTCTAATAATATTATAATATACCAAGTCAAGTCAAACTGTCCTTGTAAACCATGCTTTGCTGACATAGGAAAAGCATGATGATTGTTATGCCATCCTTCTCCAAAAGCAATCCATCCCATTAAAGTATTATTTCGTGAATTATCTCCTGTATCAAATGGTTGTGTTCCCCATGTATGAACAACAGAATTAATACACCATGTTAAATGATATACCACTAATATCCTAACTGGTATACCCCATAGTACATAAGTCCACCCACCTAACAAAAATAGAACAAACCCAAGAGGAACTTGTAGGAATAGGAACCACTTATCCAACCATCTATAATATGGATCCTTTCTTAAATCTGCAGAATATCTACGAACTCTTTTCTCACCAGGAACTCTAAACAACATCCATCCTATATGAGCCCACCAGAAACCCCTATTAATATTATGTGGATCCAATCCCTTATCAGAATGCTTATGATGTTGTCTATGCAATCCAACCCAATTAATAGGACCATACTCTGCACTTAATGCTCCACAAGTTGCAAAAAATCTTTCCAACCATTTTGGAACACTAAATGATCTGTGAGATAATAATCTATGATACCCTAAAGTAACTCCAAGACATCCAGTTACCCATCCCAAAAATATCATCAAAAAGAATGCATCCCAAGTAGCAAACTGTAATGCATACAATGAAATTAAATGTATTGCAGTAAAGAATACTATCGTAGGCCACTCAAGTTTCATCTAATTATCATAGGATCATCATACATTGGAGGACCAATATCTAATATGATAGGAGAATCTAATACACCGTCAAGACTATCTGCCATTCTACGGAAACCACTTCCCACAAATATCTGACCAGCAACAACTGCCACTGTAGCAGTACCCCAGAAGATGTAA